AACGCACAAGCGGTCGTAAATCTTTTGACTCTGTTTCTGACAACATCAATTGCCTGTTGTCTGTAAATTAAATCATCCATGGTTAATCCCTCTTTGTCCACGGCATATATTCCGCAAGCCGTGAGATAAACCCCATTAGCGTTTCCTTCTGTGTGTCCGAGCATTCGAGCAAAACATCTATGTATGATGCCATCTGAAGGAAATCCCTTTTCAATTCTGTATAGTCTTCTGCCTGTGCGGATGGAATATCTTTTATATCCTCAATACACGATTCAATTAGACCAAGTCCCCATTCTAATCTCTCCCGATAGTTACCAACAATATCCATATTATCCAATGAACAGCTTAGCAATTCTTTGCCAACATTGAGCGCATCAATCACATCCTGTCTGAAAACTGTATCATTCATCCTGTTCACCCATCATATCTGCTCCGCAGTTAGGGCAGAAGTTAAATCGTCTCACCGTATCCTCAAATGACAGCGACCAACTGCAATGATAACAGGCTGAGCAATTAATAGCCGTTTTACTGTTGACTTTAATCCACCGCCCCTTCTTGCGCTGTGGCTGTGCGGATGGCAACTTTTCTTCATCCGCAAGAATTTCAATCGCCTGTCCTTCTGACAAGCCGTCAATCAATCCCCATGTTTTAATTGCATCAATCGCCTGCTGTCTATAAATCACATCATTCATCTTTAGCCCCTTCCATGATCTTGTTCAGGTATGGAAGACCCTTTAAAACATCAACAAAGTCCTTCCATTCTGTCAGCTTGTGTCCTGTTCTCTGTTTAATGATGGTTGCACACACTTCATAGTTCATCATGACAGTGCGTTTCTGATTATAACTAGAAGGAAGTGATTGAATCATCTGCCACCAAATTTCTTTTGATTTTTTCGGATATATCATATTTCCTTTAATGTATACGTTTCTCCATAAATTCAGAACTTCAATCGTCTTTTCCAACAATGACGTTCCCACGTTCAATAAATGTTCATGGCTGAAATCATCCAATGTGAATTCCTTTTCATGAATTTTGTGCATGGTAGAACATGAATTCGCAACTGTTCCAATTTTATATGTGTCAAATTCCTTCCACCAATAAAGGGGGGCTGTTATATCCATCCACACCACAACCTGCCTTAAATACTTTCTGTGTTCCGTTCCTGCCTGAAACAGGTTCTGCATCAATCGCATATCTTCCTGACCAACCACACCGTCAATGACAATACCTTTTTTCTTGATAAATCCTGAATCAGACCTGTCCCAACTGTTCATGGGATTCCTCATCCCCCTGATAGCTGAATCAATCCCTGCAACCTGAATCTTTTCAACAGTTATCATTTATATGTCCCCTTCCTTTCTGTGATTTGCCCTGAAGGTGTTGAAACCTTCAGGGTATCGGTTCTTCAGTTTCCTGATGTTGGTATCAAAGACGGTGTCCAAGTCCCATCCCATACAATGACAAATCAGGGCTATATACCAACAGATATCACCAACTTCCTTCATCAGGTGGACTGTGTCAATTTCAGCCTCATGGAAGATCGTCTTTTTGACAAGGTCGTTGACTTCCCCAACTTCCCCTGCAAGACCCAAACACGCTTCAAGGACACCACCGATGTCTTCAGTAGTCCAATCATGTTCATCCAAGACTTTTGACAGACGTTCTGACGCTTGTCCGTCATACGTTCTCATCGCTCCGTTCTGATATGTAAGACCCGTCATGTATCATTCCCCCTTGATTTCTCCCAACAGCCCCTGAAGCCTTCCAAGGGCTGTATTTGACACTGTCATTGATTCTGCCTTGTCCAAGTACCATTCAGCCTTGTCAAGGTCTTCCTGACCGTTCTTGTTCTTGTATCTCCACATGTATTTAAATGCGTTACACAAGCAGAAATTTATGACCGCATCCCTTCCAAATATCAGTAACATGACTTGGAAACATTCGAGACTGCAACTGTCTGCATAGTGTGACGGATGATTCACAGCATCGTTCATGTTCTATTCCCCTTTCTTATTCTTCACTTCGTCTGCAATCACCGCAAGCGACATTGCAATATCAGTCAGTAACATAAGTAACCATTCTTCATAGTTTGCGCCATTTTTATTTTGCTTATTCATCGTTTCAATCAAATCTTCATATCTAGTCATAATCACTCACCACCATTTCACCTGCATGAATTGCTTCATCCCATCTTTTATTAACCTTTTCAATAGCTTCAGATGGATTTCCTGCAATTTCAAAATAATAAGCATCCATCATACAATCATGCAGAATATACAATCTTTCTTCTGCATACCAATAACCAAGATATGGATTGATAGAATAGTTAAATTCGATACAGGGCAGTGTATCTTTCATCCTGTGACATCTTTTGATGGCTTCCATATATGGTATATATTTCTGTGATCTGTCACATTCTTCTTTCTTCATCGTATAAAAACAATTCCTTTCTTGCCTGACGGCAACCTGACATCCTTCCTGTCACAGTTTAAACACCGCTTGATTTCCTTGGTGAACGTCTGCAAGGCAACTTTCTGAAATCCATTGTCAAAACAAAACGTGTCATACCTTGCATAGACCGCTTTAGTTTCATGTCCAATGATTTCTTCTTCGGACACTTGTTCAAGGAATAGCAGGACAGGGTTGTTGTCCCGTTCAAACCTGTTAACTTCCTCGGTGACCTTCTGTGATTCCGTGAAACCTTTCTGATTCAGAATCCGCTTCAACCCTTCGATTCCAAGGACAATCAGATATTCCGCAACTTCAGGTGTCTGCAATTTCCATGTGATTCCTGCATCAAAATCAGGATCTTCCTTCGAAAATTTAGCGTTGAACGGAATGATAACAAGTCTTCGTTTGATGGCTTCAAAACCCCTGTTACGCATTCTTGGAATCTCATTTGCACTGAAAAACAGCTTTGCAAAAGGTTTAAAGAAAAAAGCATCCTGACCTTTGTTTTCAGCCTTCAAATCATTTCCTGACACGATCTTCTTGAACTGTGACAGGGCTTTCCCCTGAAGAAAATCATCATTGATGTCATCACCGATGTTTGCACATTTCCCAAACAGGGCAGATGTGGAAAACCGTTCTGACAGTTCATCCAAATCAAGACTTGAATAGTTCTGTTTCCGTAACACATATTTGACCATGTCAAGGAATGTGGATTTTCCGTTCGCACCTGATCCTGTCAGGAAAAAGGACTTGGACAGTTCGTTCTGCCTGAAGAAACAATAACCAATGGATTCTTCAAGTAACATTCTGATTTCTTTGTCCTGACAACTGATCTTATTCAGTGTCACGTCTGCAAGTTCAGAATAGGCTTCAGGGTTGTAATTCCACGGAATGATATTTGTTATCACCACATCAGGTGTGAACGGCAACATTTCACCTGTTTCAAGGTTGTAGATTCCATTCTCAAAAGCTATCAATCTAGCGTCTGAAACGTCTGATTCTTCAGGTGTGATGATTTCCAAATATTTCAGGGTTTCCTGTCTCTGTGTTGCCTTCAATGTTGGGATGATTTCAACCATCCTTGATTCAATGAACCTGTAACCTGCCCTGTATATCTTCCCGTCAAAAATGTGAAGTCCACCGTTGATTCTTTTGATGTTGAATTCAGTCTTGATATATCTTGCAAAAACGTTATGCAAAAACATCTTGCCCTGATAAAAAACAGGGGCTTGAAAAGCCTCATCCCGTGTGATGGTTTCAAACTCGGAATCAGGGACAGGTTCTGAAAACACGAATCTGTTGACATTCGTCAGAATCCGCTTGATAACATCCTTTTCAAGCCCCAACTGACCCTGCAACACAAGAATGTATTTAAACAGTTCTTCGTTCCGTCCATCGCCTTCTGACAGCTTCAGCAGGTTGATGTTGGTGTTGATGGGTAGAAGTTCTTCAGGCACTTCCTGAAGCCCTTCAGGGGCAAATATCACGGTTCTGTCCACACCGTCCACCCTGACAGGTATGTATGTGTCCTTCGAATGAACATCTGCAATTAATCCAACGGATAGTTTCTTGTCCCGTCCGTCCCTTGATGACCACCCTTCAGGTTTTTTCCAAAAAGAATGGATATGTCCATTGGTAGGGTTTTCCATAATCAGACAGTCCCAATCATTGTCTTCAGCCATGTCCCAAAACTTCTGTGACAGATCGTCTGTATCAAAACTGATGTCCACCAAACCATCTTTCAAAAGTCCACCGTAAGATTTAAAACCTGATGCCTGTTCAAAAGACAAGACCGTCTTTTTTCCCTTCAGCTTCTGACCCTTGATGGGGGATTTTCCATCCCCTTCAACATACGTTCTGAAGACCAAATCAAGGTCATTCATCTTCAACCACCTGCCTTCTGTGTTTCTTCCATCCAAGACTGCAACATGCGCATTTGGTCGACCTGCCTTTTATCAGGTTGTCTTCCCTGACGATATACTTGTTACCACAAGCCCCACATTCACAGATGTATTCCCTGAAACCATGTGTTCTGCTAGGTATTGATTCTTCAAGAACTTCCCAATAACCAAACACCTTTCCTGACAGGTCTTCTTTCTTCTTTCTACTGCCTTTTCTCATAACCCAAAACCTTTCAATCTGTCCTTTGCTGTCCTGATATACCACCCTTTGTCAAGGGTCTTCGGACATTTCACACCGTTGACAGAATCGTTATAGATAAAACAGTGTTCAGGTGTCCCTTCGACTTTTGCAATCGATCCATCGTTCTTGACCTTCCACAGACCACCGTCTGTTGTCTTTGTCGATGCAAACACCCTGACACACTTTTCATTCAGTCTCCGTCTGCTTCCTGTCAGTTCCTTGAATGTTTTCATCTTTCCTGTTTTGGGGTTAACCTTCCTGACAGTTTCCCAATATCCACCGTGTAAAAGGTGGCTGTACTTGGAAGAAATCTTTTTGACCATCTGAAATTCCTTCAAGTCATCGCAATCCATGATGGTTTTTTCGACAGGGATTCCCTTGACCAACCTGTCCACAACAGCCTTGTTCAGAATGGGCAAGTCATAATCCAACGGTGACAGTTCCTTGACATAAGCCCCTTTACGTTCAAGTTTGCCATTGTCAAACTGAAAAACGTAATTGTTAACGTCCTTCTGACTGATAGACTTGATTCCATCAAATTCTAAAACCATGTTGTTTCTCTGTTCCCATTCAAAACAGATATCGTCCAACTGTTCAAATGCTTCGTCCGTGTCAGGCAGTGAAATAATCAATCCGTCTGTGTTGGACTGAATCAGTTCAAAACCCCTGATGGCTTCTAATTTGTCAATCAGATCAATCAGCATCAACTGACCATTGATGCAAATCAGGTTGGCATTTCTTGGATCGTAAGCAAGACTTGTTTCTGATTTACAAATTCCGTAAGTCCCATTGATGACAATTTTCAAGGGGGCTTGTTCCTTCTTTTTCCCTGCATGTTTCAATTCAATTCTTCTTTCATAAATTTGTTTGAACCTTTCGGGTCTTGTTGCGTTCCGTGTTAATAGCCCATGGAAAATCATTAACCTTGGATAGAAGGAAGCAACATCAAGATGCCACATCTGACACCCTTTTCCATCGTTATGATATTTTTCTTTTCCTGCATGGATTCCACCCCATGATATGGTATGTTCCACACCTGCAATTATCAGGATCAGGTTCTTGTCATAGTTGTGATTTTCAGGATTCAGATAGAAATCTTTCGCTTCCTGATACTTGCCCACATCGATACAAGGCAGGACAAACAGGTCAAATTCATCGTCCCTTCTGACCCGTTGACAACCAAGGATTTTTGCGCTGATCTGTGCTTTAGTCAGTCCGATGTCACGGATGGACAGGGTGTCAGGAAACATGTTGATTAGTCCAAGAATAGCGTCAAAGTCTGCTTTCTTTTCTATGAAAACTTCAATCGTCTGTTCAACGTCATGCAGGTTATATTTCCTGACTTCGTTCAGTTCTTCCCGTGTTAGTTTCCGATTTATCCTGAAATCAACGGTGGATTCTTTAATCATATTTCCAAGGAATCCTTCCCATGTCTTCAGACCCCTGTCAATCCGTGTCATGACATCATAGGACAGTAACGGAATCTGTTTAAACAGATTGGAATATTTCCAACCTGCAAGTCCTTTTGTGATAATAAATTCGTTGATGTCATACGGGTTGAAATCACACAACAGACCCTTCAGGATATAATCATCGTAATGATGGTTGTTACACCCCACCCATATTTCAGACTTGTGTTGGTTATAAAATTCCAAGATCGCTTCTTGGTCATTTTCGATATAATCAACAGACTGTCTGTCCATGTCTATGATCGTGACCAACCAGTCGTATTTAAATACTTCAAAGTCGTAAAATAGCATGGCTTCCTTTCATTCAGGCAGGTGACAAACGGACTTGTTCATCACCTGCTTCTGAAATATTTCAGCACCTGAGACATAAAAAATTATGCGTCATAGACTTCTTTTATGGTAAAGATTGAAAACCCTTTCTTGTTCTTCCTGTAATCAAGCAGGAATTCAAGGTTTCCTTCCACTTCTTCAAAGATGTCTAAAATCAGGTCGTTATACTGACCATAATCCTTGAATTCCACAGCAGAATCATCAACAGCTTCCATGGACTTCAGGAATCTGTTTAACTGGGAAATCTGAAACCCCTGTGTGATGACCTGATTCATAAACAGCAGACTGTTCTGAAATTCACCTGTCAGGATTCTGAACCAAATGGACACCATCGGATCACCCTTGGAAGATTCCTTCAGTTCCATCTTTTCAATCTTGACTTCATAAGTCCCTTCGGGAACTTCTCTATAATCACCCTGTCCACCGTTCTGTTCCGCATCTGCAATGTCCTTCTTTAAACCTTCCACGTCAATGTTCTTGTTCCACTTGTCAAAGATGTTTCCCATAATCAAAATCCCTTTCTGTTATCAATTTTATCAATGGTTTCCTGTGTGTCCTTTGAAAGTCTTTCCGCAATCTTCTTTGTTGCGTAATCGTCAACGGACTGTTCAAACGTCCCGTCAGGTTTCTGATTCGTCCTTGCAATAACGTCTTTGTGAAGGGTATCATACAAGGCATCAATTCCCATTTTATGAATACATTCAACCCACACATCACGCAAATCCGCATCTGCAATCAACGTTAAAGAAACGAACGATTCCAAAAGGGTCTTCGATGATTCCCCGTTCCCTTCAACTATCGTGACAAAACTTTCATACAAACCCTTGTCTTTAATCACTTTAATG